ATTTATTAATACAAATCTTAAGTGACCTCAATGAACCAATTCCAGTTGATTGGTGGGCTGAGGTGGCAGCTGAAGGTTACGACCTAAGCTTTTATAAAAACTAACAGGAGTAAAAATGCCGATTAATAAAACACCGCGTGGTAAATCGATGTGGGCAAAGGTTGTAGAACCTGACACAAAGTTTAATCCATTAGGAGACTACTCTATTGATCTGATTCTAAAAGAAGGTGATGAAGATACACAGGAGCTTTGCGCTGACTTGGAACGCATGGTTGAAGAGGAAAGAACAAAGGTAGCTGAAGAGAATCCAGCAAAGTTCAAGAAGATGCCTGAGGAAAAACCTCTGTCTGCACTGCCCTTTAGAGAAGTCGAAGATGAAGAGGGTAATGAAACAGGCGAGCTACGTTTTAAATTCAAAATGAAAGCAGCCTTTACCTCAAAGAATGGTGGAACTCATTCACAACGTCCGTTGGTTGTGGATTCAAAGGGTAAGCCAATCCTTAACATCGATGATAACAATGTTGTTGTTAACAAAGATTTCAAAGTAGGAAATGGAAGTGAGGTGGTAGTTCACTACGAGCCTTACCCATACTACATGAGCAGTACCAAAACTTGCGGCGTCTCACTACGTCTTAAAGCTGTTCAAGTAATGAAGTTACAAGAATACAGCACATATGATTTTGACGAGGAGGAGGGCTTTGAGTACGAGCAGAAACCTAAAGCAGCGGAAGTATCCGCAGGGCAAGAGGACTACGACTTTTAGGTCGCAGTTCGAATCCCGAGTTGCTCGTTCCTTGAAAAGGCAAGAAGTGAGTTACGCGTATGAGAAGTTAGATCTTCCATACACCGTGACTCGCAAATACAAGCCTGATTTCGTTCTCGAAAATGGGATCGTGATCGAATGCAAAGGGTATCTAGATTCAGCTGATCAACGAAAGATGAGAGCTATAAAAGAGCAATATCCAGATCTAGATATTCGCATGTTGTTTATGAAGTTAGATGGAAAGGTACAAGGATCCAAGATGACAAATATGCAGTGGTGCGAAAAGTATGACTTTCCTTTTGCACAGGAAAAAATCCCAAAGACATGGATAAATGAGCAAAAGAAACACAACGAACTTATTAGTGATTCATTGTTCAGCAACACCCCCGACGATGGAAGTAACTAAGCGAGACATTGATCAATGGCATAGGCAGCGTGGCTGGTTAAAGATTGGCTACCACTATGTCATTCAACGCAATGGAACCTTAGAGACAGGGCGAGAGGAAGATGCAGTAGGCGCACATGTGAAAGGACATAACCATACCTCAATTGGTATTTGTCTTATAGGCGGCGTCGATGCAGAAAATGTTGCTGAAAATAATTTTACTGATGAGCAATTTACAACACTGAATCAGTTGCTAACTGGTCTATCTAATAAATACCCAGACGCAGCAATTGTAGGACATACCGACTTAGATCCTAAGAAAGCATGTCCGAGTTTTAATGTGGAGAAATGGTGGAACAATCAACGGAATCAGAATTCATAGCGCATCAAGCGTGTGAAAAATGTGGTAGCAGTGACGCGTGTGCCGTCTACGATGACGGTCATAGTTATTGCTTTTCGTGTAATCAATTTAATAAATCCGACGAGGATGTGAACAAAATAGTTGAGTTTAAGCAACCTGCACAGACAGGTCTGATCTCAGGTATCCATAAGGCACTTCCTAATCGTGCTCTTACTTTAGAGAGCTCTCGTAAATGGAATTACCAAGTTGGAGAAATGAACGGACAGCCTGTTCAGATTGCAAACTACACAAACGATTCCGGTGATGTTGTTGCCCAGAAGATTCGCTTTCCAAATAAAGACTTTCGCTTTATCGGCGAAACAAAAAAGGTTCGTCTGTTTGGACAGAATCTTTGGAAGGATGGCGGCAAGAAAGTCATCATTACTGAAGGTGAGATTGATGCAATTTCACTTTCGCAGGTACAGAGCCACAAGTGGCCAGTTGTATCTGTCCCGAATGGTGCAGCAGGTGCTCCTAAAGCTATACGTAACAACCTTGAGTGGTTATTAAAGTTTGAGACTATTGTCTTTATGTTTGATAACGACGAAGTAGGTCGTGCTGCAGCTAAGGAGTCTGCTGCTCTATTACCACCTAAGAGAGCCAAGATCGCTACTTTAGAAATGAAGGACGCGAATGAAATGGTTGTTGCAGGCAAGACAAAAGAATTATTACAAGCTATGTGGGATGCCAAAACATTCCACCCCGATGGCATCGTAGCTGCTGCAGATCTGTGGGACAAACTTAAGGCTAGAAAAGTTATGAAAGCCTGGGAGTTTCCATTCCCTGGGATGAACCAGAAGTTACTAGGAATGCGCCGTGGTGAGATCACAACTATCACAGCAGGGAGCGGGGTTGGTAAATCTGCCTTCTGCAGAGAGATAGCCTACAAGCTTATGACTGAGGGAACCAAAGTTGGTTATATCGCCCTCGAGGAAGCAGACGATAGAACACTATTAGGTTTTATTGGAATCCATGCAAATGAGCCTCTCCATATGATGCCTGATATTGATATAGATAATTACAAAGATTCATTCGATGCAGTGAAAGATCAACTCTTTCTCTATGACCATTGGGGCTCAACTGAATCTGGAAACCTACTAGACAAAATTCGATTCCTCGTCCGAGGTTGTGAATGCGACGTCATCATCTTGGATCACCTTTCTATGGTGGTCTCAGGTATTTCAGCGGATGAAGAATCTGATGAACGCCGCTTAATTGATAACACCATGACTAAGTTACGCACGCTCACTGAAGAGCTGCAATGTGCAATGGTCTTGGTATCTCACTTAAGACGCCCCCAAGGTGATAAAGGTTATGAGAGAGGACAGGAGACCTCTTTAAATTCTCTAAGGGGTAGTGCAGCTATAGCTCAGTTATCTGATGCAGTAGTTGGACTAGAGCGTGACCAACAAGGTGAAGATCCTAATCTCACAACGGTTCGCGTATTGAAGAATCGTTATACAGGAGAAACAGGTGTCACAGGAACTGTCGCGTATAAAAGAGAAACTGGACGTTTGCGAGAAATTGCTGGTGGAAATCAGGGCGTATCTACGTTCGACTTCGCCGTCGGGCAAACTGACGGAGAGTTTTAACATCATCCCACTCGAGGATGGATCAGAAGACGGGATCATCTACACAGAAGAAGCACTAAGAC